ATGTTATTGGCGACACTATAGATGTTGTAGCTGATACATTTGAACCTATAATAAACACTGCTGATGATATTATAGACGCAACAGGAGATGTTATTGGCGACACTGTAGATGTTTTAGCTGATGCCGCTGACCCTTTAGTAGACGCTGCTGATGATATTATAGACGCAACAGGAGATGTTATTGACGACACTATAGATGTTGTAGCTGATACATTTGAACCTGTAGTAGACGTTATTGATGATATTATAGACGCAACAGGAGATACTCTCGAAGACCTTGCGGACGCTTTACCTGACGTACCTGACGTACCAGAGTTACCTGAGTTACCTGACTTACCTGACTTACCGGACGTACCTTTACCTGACTTAAACTTAAACTTACCAAGCATGGGTATGCTGTCAGGCACAAGGACTACAGATAGTTTGTTTGGTAAAGATTTATTTAAGTTTAAAACTAAGATAGGTGTTAGTCCGCAGGAACAACTAATGCAAGCACCACAAAGAAAGCAACAAAAACAAGAGTACGATAATTTATTTGAAGACCCTTTTTCAAGCACTTTTAATTTTAAGGTATAAAACAACATGACATATTTAGATGCAATAAACAGTGTACTGCGTCGGTTAAGAGAGGATGAAGTAGCGTCCCCTAACACTTCAGCATACTCAAAGTTAATCGGAGAGTTTGTCAACGATTCAATTAGTGTTGTTGAGAACGCGTGGAATTGGTCACAGCTTCGCAGGACTGAACGGTTTAATACAGTCGAGGGACAACGCTACTACCCTTTTTTAGACTTAAACTTTAACTATACAACACTACAAGTAGTTGACAGTACAGGTAAACAACTACTAGATTTAAATACTCAGGATAACTTTACGTACGATATTTTTACTAGTGAAGATAGTCCAGAAACAGGAGCACCTGAGTACTACGCTAATACAGGCTTAGATAGTACTAATGAACGTCCTGAGATTGCTATTTATCCTTTTCCTGATGGAGTGTATAAAATCAGAATGACCGTTGTCGATAGGTCAGACCGTTTGACCGAAGGCACTGATAACATCAAGGCGCCTTTCCTACCTATTACTCAGCTTGCTCACGCTATGGCAGCGGAGGAACGAGGAGAGTTAGGAGGAACTAGCACAAGTAAACTATATGCAATTGCTCAGTCTTCTTTGTCCGATGCTGTTGCTATGGACGCGGGTAGGTTCCCCACTGAAACAGTGTGGTATGACGTATGAGCCAACAATTACGTAATTTAACAGTAGCCGCACCTGCGTTCTTCGGTTTAAACACCGAGGAATCTCCTGTGGGCATGAGTCCTAACTTTGCGTCAGTTGCTGATAATTGTGTAATTGACAGTCGTGGTCGTATCGGCGCACGTAAGGGCTATAACAACGTATCTACTAACGGTGGTGCAGTTCTAGGTAGTAGCCGTGGTATTGAAAGTATGCTAGAGTTTACTAAATACGACGGAGGTGTTGTATTATTCTCAGCAGGTAACAATCAGATATTCCACGGTACGACTACACTGGCTGCGTGTACTCTTCCTACTGGTTACACTATCACAGCAAACAATTGGAAGATAGTATCATTTAACAACGACGTTTACTTCTTTCAGAAAGACCACCATCCTCTTGTTAGTAAGACAGGTTCCACTACACTTATTAAGGTAGTAAAAGGCAACCACGATGCTCCTTTTGGTAACGAAGTATTAGCAGCGTTTGGTCGTCTGTGGGTAGCCAATGTAACAGGTAACAAACACACAGTATATGCTTCTACTTTGTTAGACGGAGAAGAGTTTAACGGAACCGATTCTTTTGAAATAGACGTTACTAAGTTTTGGCCTGAAGGCTACGATGAGATTGTAGCATTGACAGAGCATAACGGCTTGCTTATTATCTTCGGCAAGCACTCCATGTTAATTTATGACGGAGCGCAAGGTGGAGCAGGTGTTTCGGGTAACCCTGCTAGTGCAACCTCTACCATCTTCCTAAAGGACACCGTAGAGGGCATAGGATGCATTGAGAGGGACTCTGTGCAGGCTACTGGTAATGACATACTGTTCCTATCTAATCGTGGTGTAATGAGCTTAGGGAGGCTTATACAGGAGAAGTCACTACCTCTGCGTGACGTTAGTAAGAACGTACGTACTGACCTAATGTCTTTTGTTAAAGCAGAATCGCTACCTGTTAAGAGTACTTATAGCCCTGACGATGCTTTTTACTTAATAACTTTCCCTACGAGTAACACTACTTATTGTTTTGACGTAAGAACTCCCTTGGAAGACGGTTCGTTTAGAGCAACTACTTGGTCAGGTGTAATGCCTTTGTCCTTTGCTCAAGTAGCCTCTAACGGTTTTTACATGGGACTGTCTACAGGTATTGTACAGCATGATGGTTATCTTGATGATGCAGACACGTACACCATGAGTTACTTTAGTCAGCCTTTAGACTTTGGAGACTCTACTGTTGTTAAGTTTTTAAAGAAGTTTAACCTAACAGTTATAGGTGGTCAGAATGCAACAGCCGTTCTTAATTGGGGTTATGACTATGCAGAGAACTACACAAAGCAACCGTTTACTATAGGTGGTGGACAGGCCGCTGAGTTTGGAGTTGCAAAGTTTAACACAACGGCAGAGTTTGCAGGTGGTTTAGATGTTAATACACCTAAAGTAAATACAACAGGTTCTGGTAACGTAGTTTCCATTGGCGTTACTTCTACAATAAACAACAGTCCTTTTTCAATACAAAAAATTGACATACTAGCTAAAACAGGAAGACTACTATAATGGCCAATTATTCCCCAAGTACTAATTTTACAGAGAAAGACGGATTTCCAATAAACGACCCTCGTAAGATTATTAAAGGCTCTGAGTTCGGAGCAGAGTTTGCTGCCATCTCAACCATGAGCAGCGAGAAATCTGACCTCGCGTCACCGGTATTCACAGGTACAGTAACTATACCTACTGCTACTGTTGCTACAGCTACTATTGCTACAGCTAACATTGCCGCAGGTGCTATTAACGCTACATCTTTAGACTTACTTGATAATCAAAAGATTAAACTAGGCAGCGCCGACCAATTAGAAATTTATTACGACTCTTCTAATAGTGTCATAGCTGACGTAGGTGTAGGTAATTTAGAACTAAGAGGAAGCAACGTAGTTCTACAGAACCCTTTAGGTACTGAAACACTAGCGTCGTTTACAGAAGATGGCGGGGCAGTTCTTTACTACGACAACTCTCCTAAAATAGCTACGGATACTAATGGTGTTTCTATTGCAGGTAATGTTGATATGCCTGATGCTGCTAAAATTCTGCTAGGTGATGATGATGACCTACAAATCTACCATTCAGGTTCAAACTCATACATTGAAGACACAGGTACTGGCGGTTTATTTATCACAGGCAACACTTCCTTGACTTTAGCCGGTGGTGTTACAGGACAGAGTAAGTACATTGTATCAACTACAGGCGGGTCTACTGACGTGTACTACGCCAACAGCAAGAAACTATCAACAACCAATACAGGCATAGACGTTACCGGATTAGTAGTGGACAAAGCTGCCAACGGTATCCTAAGTGAGTTTAAAATAGGAGGCACTGTAGTTGGCGGTGTACGTGGTGATACAGCTGTTGATGTTGATGACTTAACTATAGGCAGCGGTAATATTTCTTTACGTTATGCTAATGCGAACGACCCTGCAACTGGCTATCTCTCTGGTAACATTTCTCCCGCAAAGATATCAACCGGCGGTGCTAATGGTGGCGCTATTGACTTAGGCAGAGCAGGCTCTAATTTTGACAACATTTACGCAGACAACGGTACTATTAACACGTCTGACGCTACTGAAAAGCAAAGCATTGAAGAGCTGACTGAAGTAGAGACCCGTGTGGCTGTAGCTTGTAAAGGCTTGATACGTAAGTTTAAGTGGAACTCAGCGGTAGAGCAGAAGGGTAACGAAGCTAGGTATCACTTCGGTGTTATTGCTCAGGACTTACAGGCTGCCTTTGCTGTCGAAGGTTTGGACGCAGGAGACTACGGTTTGTTTATTAGCGCTACTTGGACTGACGACAACGGTGTAGAACAAACAAGGCTTGGTGTACGTTACACTGAGTTACTAGCGTTTATTATTGGAGGATTAGTTTAATGAGTCAGTTTATTGGGCAAGATGTAAACGGACAGTACCCAGTTGGTGGTATAGACCTTACACAAGCCGGTGGTGGGTATGCTCCTAATCAAGCTCCTGCTCCCGCAGGTGGTGGTAACATGGGAAGTTCTATTGCTGCAGGCGACCCGCCACCCAGTAGTGGTGGAGGTGGTGGTTTCTTCACTGGTGGTGGTTTTAACTTCGGTGACCTTTTTAACACCGGTTTAGACTACTATACAGGTAAGCAAGGTATTGATTCAGCTAGAGCAGCAGGAGGATTAGCTTTAGGAACTGCTTCTGGTATAGGTCAAACCGCTGCTGACATGGCTAAGTTTAAACCTTACACAGTTACAAGTAATTTAGCTGATGCGTTCACAGACGCGCAGGGTGGACTAAACTTACAGCTAACCCCTGAAGAACTAGCACGACAGCAGGCCAGATTTGGACAGGCAGAGGGTTTGTTTGGTCAGGTAGGTGTTGACCCTGCTGTAGCACAACGTGAGCTGTACGAGCA